ATGAATGATGATTGCTGGGATGAAGTAACAGTCAAAAAAGAAGGATTTGATTTGAATAAATTTATTTCTGATAGTTTATTATCTGATTTAAGAGATAAATTCGAAGGAAAAACTGTTAATTGCATTAATATTTCTTTTATCATTAGGGATGAAAAGATTGAACCTGACAATAATTTAGATGTTAATGTGGTTACTATTAGAAATAAATCTATTGAAGATACTTTAACTGAAACTGTTTACCTTACTTCAGATTCAAATATTCAAGAACTTAAAAAAGTTTTTAATAAATATGATGATTAATTGGGGGATTATTAATGTTTTCATTTGATAGTAATTCTTCAGATAAATTGCAGGGTAATTTTGAAACAAATTCTATTTTAGAGAAAATATTTGATTACATATTGTCTAAAATTAATACTACTGAATTTCATCTCAATGAGTTTCATAAAGAAGGTGTTGGGGATTTTGATAACTCTAAGTCTTTTCTTGAAATTTATCCTACTGAGGTTCCTCAAATTAAAAAATCTTTAAACAATATTGCTAAAACTTTAAAAAATTCATCTTGTGAGCGAGAGTTTATAGCATTTAGTAAAATTAGGGATATGCATATTTATATATTGGATAATTCTCCAGCTTCTGATGAAGTTTTATCATTTTTAATTGACAGTATTAGTTTATTTGAAAAAACAGTCGCTCCATTATTTAATAAAAATTCATTTAATAGTATAGAGTATAATAAAAATTGGGAATTATTTGATGAAAAATTGTTTGAATTTGAAGAGTATTTCTATGAAAAATATTATAATGATACTCATGAGTATGATGAATTAATTCAGGACACTACACGAATTTTGTTGGGGTAATTTTTTTGATTTATTTTTTAGATACTAATATCCATATTGGTTATGTGTTTTTTGAAGATCCTTGGCATGAAAAATCTCTGGATATTTTTAATCATGAAAAATTATATTGGTCTGTTATTGTGAAAAAAGAATTTGATAAAAAATTCACAGAATTTTCAGATATTTTTTATTCTTATATTTCTAAAATAGAATTGAAGTTATCGGATTATTCTGATGAGTTGATTACCTTAAACAACTTCAACAAAATTTTATTGAATATCTCTGTTTCAGGAATGGGATATAAAAAAAGAAATAGGATTTTAAAGAGGATTTGGGAGAGTATTACTCAAAATGAGGAATGTATTTCTAAATCTAGTTTATTAAATGAAATTAAGAAGTATAAAATGAGTATGAGAAGTACTTATTTTTCTAGACGGAAACATATTATTAATAAGTTACATCTTTTTAATTCTGACAGTGTTGTTTATAGTTTGATTGACAAATTAGAGGGTATCCATTCTCCAGATAATAAAATTATATTAGATGCACATTATTTAGCAAGTATTTGTGATGAAGAGATTTATTTTGTTTCAGCAGATGGAAAATTATGTAAAAAGGCTAGGAGTTTTGATTTTTTAGAGATTGCTAAATTTTGTCAGTTAGATGAATTTGTATAAATTTTATTTTAAGTTATTCTGTTTTTTTTTCTTTTTTTGTCCTTTTTTGTATAACGTATGTTATGTTATTCTTTTTTTTGTGTTATTGTGTTTTTTTGAACAGTGTTGTAATGTTCTATTTTTTTGGTTGAACAGTAAAATTTCAATCACATTGTGCTTCATTTTTTGGTGGTGAACAATCGTGTAATGTTTATTGTTTATTGTTGAACATTTGTTTTTTTTTAGTCTTGTTAGTTGAATAGAAACATTTATATTAACTTATAACATAAATATAAAAACAAGAACCATAATTGAAGAATCCAACAAAAAAATAAGGTTGCGAGTTGATAATAAATGAAGAAAAAAGGGGTTTGTATATGAATGAATATTAAAGAAAATAAAGGATTAATCATTTCTATTATTGGAATTCTATTAACAATATCTATATATGGAATATTTTTTGGAATACCATTAACAATTATTGGAATATATTACTTAAATAAAAAAGCAAAGGGTAAGGATATTGATGAAAAATTAAAAGAAAAACAAGAAGAATTAGATAATATTGATGAAAAATTAAAAGTATTGGAACAGGAAAAAGAGAAAGAAATTGATGATAAACTAAATGAAAAACAAGAAGAATTAAAAAATTTGGATGAAGAATATCAGAAAAAAGAAGAAACTAAAGAAAAAGAATTAAATAAAAAATTAAAAAAGAAACAAGAGGAATTAGATAATATTGATAAAACATATGAAAAAATAGCTAAAGATAAAGAGAAAGAAATTGATGTTAAATTAAATGATAAAACAAATGAATTAAATAATTTAGTTATTAAGATAAATAATAATACAAGAGAATTAAATGAAATTAGAAAAGAAATTGCATTAGTGGAAGAAACTTTAGATATGCAAGAATATGGTTTATATGAACCAAAATATAATTTTATCAATTCAACAGCATATAAAGAAAGATTAGATGCAGTTAGAAAACAACAAAAACAAATGATAAAAGACAAAACTGCAGCAGTAGGTACTAGGGAATGGTCAATTAATGGAGATACAAGACAAGGGAAAGCATTTATTAATACAAATATTAAACAAATACTTCGTAGTTTCAACAATGAAACAGAAGTCATTATCGATAAAGTTAAACATTCTAATGTTGAAAGTTCTAAAAAAAGAATTCAAAAATCATTTGATCAATTGAATAGATTATATGAAAGAGAGTATGTTTCTCTCACAAAATCGTATTTGAATCTTAAAGTTGATGAAATGAATATTGCTTATGAGTATGAAGTAAAAAAACAAGAAGAAAAAGAGTTATTACGTGAAGAAAGAGAAAGAGAAAGAGAAGAGAAAAAACTACAGAAAAAATTAGAAAAGGAAAAAAATAAATTTAATCGTGAAAATGATAAACTTCAAAAAGAGATTAATAAAGTAAGAGATGAATTAACAACAGCAGCGGATAAAGAAAAAGCCAAACTTGAAAAAGAGATAAAAGAATTAAAAGAAGCATTAAATAGGAATAATGAGGAAATAGGGAAAATTGATGAATGGAGAGAAACACCTGGTGCAGGTTATGTTTATATAATCTCAAATATAGGTTCATTTGGTAAAAATGTGTTTAAAATTGGGGTAACTCGTAGAGATAATCCTGATGAAAGAATTCGTGAATTATCCAGTGCTTCAGTTCCATTCCGTTATGATACTCATGTATTTATTTTCAGTAAAGATGCATTTGCATTAGAAAAAGAATTGCATGATAGGTTTAATGATAGTCGTGTGAATAAAGTTAATCGCCGTAAAGAATTCTTTAACATTACTATTGATGATGTTAAACAGATTGTTGAAGAAAATAAAGCTGATATTCATAGTTTTGTTGAACATCCTGATGCTGAAGAGTATTATGATACTTTAAAAATAGAAGAACAATTAAATGCAAAATAAGTAAATTATGTATAAAGTGTAGGTGGTCGTAGGAATGGCAGTTCCTCACACCTAACACTGGCTACGATAAAAAAAGTCTAACCTAACAAGTGAGAAAATTTTTAGTAACCAATTTTAATATATGGGTAGAGAATATATTTAAAATTTATTGAAAAATAAGTGATTGTAATTCCTAGTTGATGAGGGGGTCTGTGATGCGGCAACATCTCGCCTCTCAAAAACTAGAGGCTACAAAAAAAAATAGTACACTAGATGAGTGATATAATTTTAGTAACCAATTACTATTTTTATAGAGATTACTATTTAATATTTACTAAACTTAATAATGTTATTAATAAATTAAATAGGGGATTTTAGAAGATTATTCTAATTTCTTTAATGAAATAGACTTTGTCTCTACATCAAATTCCCATATTATTGTGTCTCCTTTGTCAATTCCATAAACATCAGTTATAGTTTTTGGAATAGATATAAGTTTACTTCCTCCATGTTTTTGGACTTTACTAGTAAATGTCACTTTCATAACCTCCTTTATGGTAATTATTATTATTTATAATATTATATATATGGTTATTAATATTTATATTTAAGTGGGTATAAACCAAACAAAAATACAAACATTTATAAATATCAAAGTTCAAGTATTAATTAACAAGTTAGAATTTGGAGCGGCAACTCCGAATGATAATTTGAAAAAATCTAGATGAGTGATAAAAATGGATAAGATTGAAGTTTTTGGAAGGTTAACTTCCAAAGAAGAAATTGAACATGTATTTTTAAAAGCAAAAAGGCTTCAGGCTCAAAACAGAGTCTATGAAGAAGAACTCCAAAAATTCAGGAGTGTAGTCGTATGAGTTGCAAATACAACAACTCAATGTATACGATTACTCCACCTGAAGATGAGGTCGAGTTTGATTATCTTGAACAGATATTATTGTCTGAGGATTATGAAACCCAGGAAGAAATAGATCATAGGTTGGCTGATGAATATAAGCAATTTCAAATCTATGAATTGTCTGATGAGCAAATGTTGGAGTTTGCTCGTGCAGGTGAACTAGCTTACGGGGGTAAATGAATGTTCACTCCTGAATTCTGGAAAAATGAAAACAAGATTGGTAATGCCTTATACAGGATCAACCAGTCACAGTACAAAGATTACTGTGAAATAGATGAACTGTTCGTATTTCTAGCACAGGAATATCCTGAACAAAGAGAATTGTTCGAAACATTATATGCTGAATATGCGGAGTATGTTGAAGAACAAAGCAGATTAAGGGAATTGAAAAATTTCCTTAATACTCAGGGTATGAAAAAAGAAGTTAAGTATAAAGTGTTGGAGGCTCAATTATGAGTCTCTTCAACAATAAACCTACTCCAGTTAGACTTCATAAAAAAGTGTCCTGGAGAGAAAAATATGAAGTTGAAATAATCTTTGCAAAAGGAATAATTTTAATAATTTTATTATTCATTTTTGCATTCTGTATTGTGGGACAGATGGATCCCTACACTAATGGGTGTTTAGTATGATTACTTATGATCAGCAAAACAAGTTTTATAATCAGGCATTGGAAATTGTTGAAAAAATGGGTGGACATATTTCTGCCCATGGAAGATGGCAGGGAAGAGTTTTCTTAGCTGTAATTGTGAATCATGACCGCACTTATGAGAAAACAAGGAGTATTATGAATGCCTTACATGGACTGTATGGTGGAGAAATCCAGTATTACGAATACTGGAAATCTGAAGGTTTCATTCCACACTCTCAAGCATCATTGGAAAATATTGATGAAAACAAAGTACTTGAAATTATTAAGGAGGACTAAAAATGGCATCTCACCAAAAAATACATCAAAAAATAGCAAGGATTCAGAAAAATTTAATGGCTATGAAGTTGCCTAAAAGTGGTGAAAACAAATTTGCTAACTTTAAATACTATGAGCTGGAAGATATACTTCCAGCTATTTTTAAGGAGTGCTATAATCAAGAATTGTTTTTGGAGTTTTCTTTTTCATTAGAAGAAGCTCAATTGAAAGTCCGTAATTGGAATGAACCTGGAGAATCAGTTATCACCAGCGTTCCCATGCCGGAGATTGTGCCTTTAAATAGAGGTATGAATATCATGCAATCTGAAGGCAGTTACATTACTTATTTGAAGAGGTATTTATTAACTAACTTGTTTTTGATCATGGAGAAGGATGTGGTTGATGCAATACCTCAAAATAATAGTGTGTCTGAGAGTGTTGTTGCAAGTGACCCTGTTCAGAAAGTTAGGGAGTATATTCATAGTAAAGATTCTACTTTAGAGATTACTCCTTTGATGATTAATCAGAATCGTCAAAAAATGGTTAAAACTGGAAAGTTAACCAAAGAGGAATCTAAAATAGTTTTTGAATGGTTTAAAAAACAGGAGAGGGAGGCTAAACAATAACCTCCAATAATCCTGTTTGTGTGGAATTAGTTTTCGCACAATTTAAATCATCAGGCAGTACTGGATCCAATATTGTTAATTGGGATAATGTAGATGGTTGGTGGTGTAGCTGTGAGGATTTTTATTACCGGAAACGTGAGTGTAAACATATAAGAGAATGTAAAAGAAGAGTGAGATTATGAGTGGGGTTCCTAAAGTGCCTATTAGTTCACGTGTTAAGCCTAGTACTAAGGTTTTGATTGATAAGTCAAAGTATACTTCTGGGGAGATGTTGGATTGGGCTGCTCAACAATTTACTGATGAAAAGGAATTGGTGCGAATTAAAATTATGGATGTGGAAGATAGGATTCAGAATAAGAAGATTGATTTGATTGCTGATGAAATGGAGTTGGAGAATTTGCAAAAAATGTGGGTGAAATTGAATCCTGAATCTGAAGAATGTAGGGAGTTACTTTCTGATTTGGTGGATGTGGAATCTAAGGATTATGCTGAATATTTGTATAACTCTCAAGGTGAGAGGAGTTATACTATGTTGTTGTCTAATAAGACTGCTAAGCATAGTTTGATGAGTGTTGCTAAGGAGAAGGGTTTGCCTAAGGAGGATTTTCTTAAAAGTGTTATTGAGCATTTAAAAATATTGTGTAATACACAGGTGTAATACATTTTTGCGAGTATAGTGGGGTGAAGTGTATTACTGTATTACGAATACTGTAATACAGTTTTCATAGGGATACTTGTTATTTTGTAATACATAGGTGTATTACATTTTTGAGAGTATTATTATTATATTATTATATTATTATTTTAAAAAATTATTAATTAATGATAAAATATCACAATGTTATAAAAAGGTGGAATAATGGAAATAAAAATCAAAATCCAAGATGACATATATCAACAAGCAAAAAACAAACTAGGGGATGAATTTGACAAATTCATCGAAGAACAATGCAAAACAGCAGCAAACATGAGAAGCCAAAAAGAAGAAGAAATACTTAAAAAAATCACAATGCACCAAACTAAACTAATGGATCTACAAGTTGAACTAATCAAAGAACAAAACAAAAACCAATCAAATGTAGAATCTACATTATTAAATGAAGTTATGATAATAGTAAATCGCATTCATACAAAATTAGGCAGTGTTGGTGAAAATCAATTAAAAAATATTAGTAATAATAAAAATGTCCCATTTTTATCAGTGCTAAATCATTGTAAAAAACAAGGATTAACAATCGTACCATTTAATGAAGTGCCAAAAAGGTGATGTGTGTATGGCTGATGATTTGGTAATTTTGGCTCAGTTTGTGAAACTGGGAAGATTACGAAAAAAAGTATTCATGGAATTGGCACAAAAAGAAATTTCTCAAATATGTAAATTAGGAGAAAAGAAAGGGAAGTATTGTACAAGTTCAACTTATCATGCAGTGTATGATTTGATTGATAAAGGTTTAGTGGAGTATGTTGATCCAGATACTAAAAGAAGAAGAGAGGTACGTTTAACTGATTTGGGTTATAATGTTTTTGAAAAATTAGATATTGTGTGTTGGTGAGGATATGGGTAAAGTAGTTTTTAATATTGTTGAAACTGATTATGATGTTAGTAAGGATGAGGAAAAGTATCAGAAATTCAGGAAAGATTATCTTGAGAATTTAAGTGTAGGTGTTTCTAGGTTGCAGGAGCAGTATGGTTTGACTAGTTATAGGAGAGAGAAATTTATAAATCGTATCAGGTGTGAGGATCATGTTAGGCGTCGTAGTAATGGCAGATTTACTGTTTTAGAAAAGGTGGAATCATGAATAATGAAGAAATTAATGAATTAACTGCTAAGATTGAGTCTTGTTGGGATGAGAATAATCCTGGTGATGTAAGAAGTTTTGATGAAAGGTTAAAACAGAAGTTAACTCCTGAGGAGTATGAGTTAATAACAAGTTGGAGATAATGGGGGGAGAATATAGTATGATGGATGGTTGGGTAGTTTTTAGTGTAAGTGTAATTATTAGTTGTTGTTTAGTGTTATGTCTTACTGATTTTTTTGATGATTAAGATAGGTTATATTGTAATCAGGAGTTTTTATGAAAGAAGTTAAAAAATACATGGAGGATAAATATGTATGATTGATGAGAAATTATTACTATATTTTATTAAAACAAGAAGCAGGGAATTTGAAGAACAATCTTTTACTATTCATAAAGAATGCACAGGTAGTTTGAGAGACATGGAGTATGATGATGTTATAATTCATAGTGTTAATCTTAATACTTTGATGAATGTTACTCGTATTCTTAATGAGTTGATTGAAATGATTGAAGAGGGTAAATTCAACACTTCTGAAAATTCAGTTTCTTGTTGTGGTGGAGAATGTGGAAAACAATAACTTTAATCTATATGAAAGAGTATACATTAGTTTAAGTAGAACAGTCTCCAATTTTGAATGCATAAATGAAGAATTAAAACAAGAAACTATAACTGAAGCATTAAAAAAATCACAAGTAATTAATGAATATGTGAAATATAAGGGTAAACTTTTACCTTTTCACATGTTTGTTTTTGAAGTGAAGAAAAACTTACTATCTAAAAATTTAGAAAGATGATAGGATGTTATTGAAGAAAACATTAAATGATCCACAAACAAGATTCTACATCAGCAAATGCAAATACTGTGGCAGAGTATTTATTAAGTTTGAGAATAAAACAGGTTATTGCAGGGAAGCTTGCAGGACCTGGGCGGTACGTGAGCAGAAAGCAAAGTATCAACAAAAACGTAGGAAATTAATTAATGATGGGGAGTTAATTAGTAATGAGTTAAGGGAGCCTGGTACAACATTTCTTTCACAGCATGCTTTGAGTGATTTTGGTTTGGAGGAAAGAACTGTGAAAAGAGAATTAAAAAGA